AAGAACCCAATCCTTAAGGCAATTTCTACGACTCCTGGGATCAAAGATCAGACTGCGTATGACATTCCCGCAGACTGCATTCAAATGGAAATGATCCAGGTTAACAATGTAATTCTTCGGGCATGTTCTTGGGAAGAAGTTCGGGATATTACACTTGCGGGTCCGGCTTCGAGTCAGCCACAAGTTTGGTCTATCTATGCTAATAAGGCTTTCATTTATCCCGCACCTGATAAAGATGAGAACATTACTATCTATTACGCCAAGCGGCCGACAGATGTTACGTCCGCAGGTGATCCGCTGTCGATTCCGGACCGGTATTATGATCGGTTGAAAGAATACATCATGTCTCGGGCATATGAAATGGATGAAGATTGGACTGCACACCAAGTTCAACGGGATCAATTTGAGTCAAATCTTCTGGCTCTGACAAATGCAGAGTCAAATGTCCAGGGTCCGTATCTTGTCGCTATGGACTCCGAGTATGAAGGGAGTTGGTGATGGTACGTTCCAATGTAAACGCAAGAAAGACAGCAATCTCAAACATGCTGGGCAAGAATCGTCAGATCAAAAAGCCGTTGAATCCAGGTGGACCACAAGTTACACCTGGCCCGAAGAGGCCGATTGAACGAGAAATTCAGCCGGTCCCCGGTAACCCACCAGTCCAGGGCGCATACCAAAAGGACTTTCAGAACCGGAGAAAGTAGTAGATGACTGGCGAACCGACACTAATCGGCCCTTTCAAGGGAGGGTTGAATAATGCCGCGGGTGTAGGTGAATTTATTGATGATACAGAACTTTTCTCTCTGATTAATCTTGAAGTAGATAACGATGGTTCTCTTGCAAATAGACCAGCAATCAAACGTATCAATGTTTCTGGTGGTGTAGGGGATCAATACATTCTTGGAATTTTCCGTGATGTATCAGGTAAAAACTTTATTCTCAACATTAACAATGTGCAGGCTAACGGACAGGGTGACATGGCTATGTATGATCCTGTCAACGGTGGAAAGATTAGCACTTCGGTAACTATCAACTCTTTGGCTGCGGTTCAGTGGCGGGATAGAATGTGGGTAATTTCAAGAACAGCAGGAAATGGTGGATATTGGGCGTATGATGGAACTTCTTGGTCATGGACTACAGTTGCAGCAATCCCTGTCGGAGAAACTGTAACTATCTATCGTGATCGTTTAATCATTGGTGCTGGTGTTGGATCAACTTCTAACACTTCTCGCATCTGGATCAGCAATGATAAAGATGGTGCATCGTGGAACTGGACTGCAAACCCTTGGGTGGACGTTGATTCAGGTAATGGTGAGAAACTTACAGCCTTGATCGGTATGGCTAACGATATTCTAATCTTCAAGGAGCACTCGACATATCGTTTTGGATGGTCAAGTGATCCTGCTCAGGCAGAATTGAGCAAGATTAGTGCTACGATTGGCTGCCCGAATGCTTCTTGCGCTGCAACTTATGATAACAACAACGTATACTTGATGCACGGTGACACCGTGTACGAACTCTTCAACTATTCTTTTACCGAAATCTCGCAGAAAATTTCTATGAAGCAGATTCTGGACCCTACTCTTCGCAATAGTGAACTGTTTGGGCTAACCACTTTCAGGGATCGACTGTTTGTTCGGTACTATTCTTTCATCTATGTGTATAACATCAAGACTCAGGCATGGTGTCAGTGGGTGACTAATCGAAAGTTCAGCAAATTGGTAGTCCTTCCCTCTGCCAACGTAGGTTTGGACATTGCATACGCGCACCCTGCTGATACCGGTGGTCAAGTTTCGATCTACTATTTCCAAGATGACAGAATTACTGGTGTAGGAGATACAGGATCTAATGGAGAGCAGTTTAATTGTTCAATTATTACTAAGACTTACGATTTCGAGACCCCTTACAAGTATAAGAAGCAGTTTTACTGGACTGCAATCTTCGCAACTAATGGAAACACTACTTTCACCACGACTATTCCGAATGCTAAGGAACAAATGACATGGGATTATGCAAAAGCCCACTATAATTGGCAAGATGGACCTGCAATTCCTCTACTTTGGGGAGATGCAGGCGATATTACAATTGAAGAAGTAGTGCAACCAACACTCGGTAAGTTTTTTAGGAAGATTGTGAAACTAGAACAATCCTGTCGCTTCCGACAGGTCTTCTATTCAGTGAGTACAGCGGCTATAAAGAACGTAACGGCAGATGCTTCAGTCAGAATTTATCAACTTACGACATTCTTGCAGCCAAAGGAAACGATCGTAAAGAAGGTGAGTTAATGCCTGACGATCTGTCTACTTTTCGTCAACAAATTGCTAACCAAGGATTGACGAAGCCAGATGCATATACCCCATACGCAGCAGGAATGAAATTGTATGGGGGTGGACGTTCCAATCCCACTATGGGGCCTGTCCAAAAGGAAGGCTATGAGGAACGAGATAGATTGAACCGGACCAAAAGACAGGCGGTCTTGAATCAAATGAAAAAGGCTCAATCTGGTGAATTCATGTCACCAGAAGTTCTGAACAGTCAAGGAGGGCTATAGTGTCTTTCTTCTCAGACTTGTTAAATTCTATCGCTAAAGCACCCAAGCCTACGACACATACTCAACAAGTTGCTCCTACTTCCAATCCTATTTCTTATTCTTCTGCCTCTTCGTCTCGCCCGGCTGCGAGTAGTTCTTCAACTTACAATTCTCAGGTGCCTGTCGCGGGCAAGCCTAACTATACTTATGTTCCCCCAAAGACTACGCGGGCGGTTACTCCGAACTCTACAATTCAGTCTCAGGTTCCTGTGGCTGGACAGAGAGAAATGGGATATGCACCATCTTCTGGTCAAACTTGGTGGGAAGCAAACAATCCTGGCTACTCGCCTCCGGGAACTTCTGGGAATGGTGGAAGTTCGGGTGGCGGGTCAGGTGGAAGTTCTGGAGGGGGCAGTGGCGGTGGTGGAGGTGGCGCAGGACAAGGAATTCCGGGAACTACGGTTGCTCGTCCAGTAATTCATTCTCCACGTCCTGTCGCTCCGGAAGCACCGAAGAAACCAAGCGTGGATGAAACTTGGGACGTTGTAACTGTTCCAGACCCTATGGCAGATGCTGGTTATCAACTCGATATTAACAATCTTGATACGGCGAAGAAGAACTTTAGTAGCCAGCAGGGTACAGAAAAGGATGCGAAGGTCAAGGCTTTTGCCAAGACTCTCGAAGATTTGGGATGGAAGACTACAGGTAAGGGCAAAGATAAGGCTGATGACCTTGATGATGAAGGCGAATGGCAGATGCGGGGAGGCAAAGGATCTTTCGCCAACTCGTTCCTAGCCAATGAAAATGATTTCGGTTCGCGCGGTATGTCGGATTCCGGTATTTACCAGGATGCTGTTGCGAATATGATTGCAGACTACGATCGACGCAAGACTGATATGGTAGATGAACGGCAAGACTGGCAGCAGACACAGGACACAAAGAAGACTCAATTTGAAGATGCTGACCAGTCTTCTAGACTTACTGCTCGAAATGAAGCAATTCAGAAACTTGCAAAGAAGTATGGCATTGATGAGTCGATGATTGGATTTGGTACTGGTGATGAAGGTACAAGTTTCAAGCGTCGTACCGACAGCAAGGCTGGTAAGGACGAAACTAAGTGGGTCCGTACCGGATATGACCAGAAGGATCTTAACAAGCATATCGAAGGAACGGCACTCGGAGATTACACTGCAAAGAAAGCACAGTACGACAAGGATCTAGCAGCGTACAAGAGGCGAGCAAGAAACTGGGACGAGCACTATGGCTGATCTTGCGAGTGCTGTTGCGAAACTTAAGGCTGCCGGAATCAAGTCGGTTCCGAACGCAAATCAAATTGCGTCTATGCCTGGTCTCAGTCCACAGGAAAAGCAGATTCTTGTTCAGGCTTCACAGAACGGAACTTTGTCAGTAATTCTTAGTGGAGCAAACGCAGGAACTCCTGGTCAAGTTTTGCAGCAGGCAGCAGTTCCGCAACAGGCTGTGCAGAAAAGAGATGTGCAGCCTGCCGGTGGTCCGCAAGCAGCAGAAAGAGATTACGGTAGCAAGGCAAAGGGAACTTTGTATGATGGTCCCGGCGCACCTACAGATGAGCAGGCTCTACTTGATGCAGCGAAAAAGTATAATTTCAATCCAAGTGACGTAAACATGTTCAGGGGAATGCCTGCTATGCCTTATACTGGAGGGATGTTACTGGGTGGCAATATTCAACCACCAGTTATTCCTCCAGTGCAGAGT